AACGTAAGAGTATATGTCAATCAAACAAGATCTAGCACTGCTGCAAAAGTTGTTGCTCAATTCATTAAGTAAGGTAATATATGTCAGGCGCAAATAATAGATTTAAGGTTGATAACGGTCTAGTTGCTTCTGGCAACGCGATCTTCTATGATCGTGTCGACGTAGAAGCCAACGCGCACTTTAAAAACGACTTGTTTGTTGTATCTGGTAACCTTGTAGTAAATGGTTCTCTTGTATACGCCAACGTTACCATCGGTCAAGGCGGGGTTCTTCTGATTGCAGATCAGCAGCCACTCGGTAATACTTCAAACCGTTTCAATGCTTTCGTATTTAATACGACATCTTATGGAACACTACGACCAGATGCAAACGGTGGTGCACTTGGTACTACGACTGCTCGCTTTGATGTCTTTGCAAACAATATCACCGTTACAAATACGGTGAATTTCCCGAGTGGAGCAGGCGTTAACTCGTCGCTCTATACTGGTACAGCAAGCAATGCTAACACCGTATACAATATCTCGGCGAATGGTATCGTAGTCAGAACTGGTACAGGAACAGGTACTACGGTATCGATTGCTTCTACGAACGGCATTAGCGTAACAAACGGCAACGGCGTTTCTGGAAATCCTACGATTAGTTTTGTAGCGAATGCTGGTTTAACAGTAAACGCGGCAGGCGTATTTGTTGATGCATCTGCTATTACTGTCGGTACACTTCCTACATCTCGGGGCGGTACAGGCGGATCGATCAATAACCTTCTACCTACACAATCTGCTGGAACAACAGGTTTCGTCCTTGCATCAAGTGGAGCGACAGCTAACTTGGTGTGGACGCAACTTGCTGGACCTCAAGGTGCGCAAGGTGCAACTGGTGCTCAAGGTGCACAAGGATCTACCGGTTCTCAAGGACCAACTGGTGCTCAAGGCGCAGCTTCGACAGTTCCTGGTCCACAAGGCGCGCAAGGAATAACTGGTTCCCAGGGTCCACAGGGAACAACTGGTTCTCAAGGACCACAAGGACCTTCGGTTCAAGGACCGACGGGACCACAAGGTGCACAAGGAATTATCGGACCTCAGGGACCGCAAGGAACAACTGGTGCTCAAGGTGCTGCTTCAACCGTTGCCGGTCCTCAAGGCGCCCAAGGTTTGCAAGGTATCCAAGGACCACAGGGACCGCAAGGCCTTACAGGTGCACAAGGTGCAGCATCTTCAGTTGCTGGTCCTCAAGGTGCTCAAGGATTACAAGGCGCTCAAGGTGCAACTGGTCCTCAAGGATCTCCTGGAATAAACGGAGCACAAGGTGCAACTGGTGCTCAAGGCGCGGCAGGTTCAAGTATAACAGGTGCTCAAGGTGCAACCGGACCACAAGGTGCCCAAGGAAGTGCATCTGGTGCTGTCGCGCCTATTCTAAGACACGTCACCGCAGGATTTACAAGTGGCGGCCAAGTTTTTGTAACAGCGACTCAACCTACTGCTTCAGCGGCTGGTGATATCTGGATTGACACTGCAGGAACTACAGGATATACACAAAGTCTCTCGTCAAATGGATGGACTAAGTTGCCAAACGGAGCAATTATTCAGTGGGGAACAGTAACTGTTACTCCAAATACTACAGGATCTGGATCATTTCCAACATCGTTCACCGCGGTTGCCCGAGCTGTGATGAATGGCGTAGGAGATACAGGCGTATTTGGACAGGCTTCTAAAGGTGCAACCATTTTTAGTGTATCAACAACTGGTTTCAGTTGGTTTAACGGAGATGAAAGTTCTCATACCGGTTACTGGTTAGCAATGGGATATTAATAAAATGACAATTTACTACAGCCCAACAACAAAAGGTTTTTACGATACTGATTTTGGGTATCCGTCATTGCCGCAAGATATTGTTGAAATTACCGCAGAGCAACACCAGCAGTTTCTCCATGGTATGAATATGCAAAATAAAGAATTGGTTTTATCACAAGGAAATCTTGTTTTGCAAGATCGAGTCGTGGTAATTACTTGGGAACAAATTAGATCGAAAAGAAATAATCTTCTAGCTTTATCTGACTATACTCAAATGGCAGATTGGCCTGGAGATAAAACTGCTTGGGCTACATATCGTCAAACTTTAAGAGATCTTCCTCAGACTTATACAAATGCAGCAGACGTTGTTTGGCCATCTAAGCCAGGAGAATAATAAGTGCCGCTAACGTTCCTATCTGCTAAACCTGTTAAATATTGGAACGGCTCGTCGTGGGTCGGGAGCCAAGATTTTGCCGCCGTTAAAATGTGGAATGGATCTACGTGGCAATATGTAGGAATACGTCCGTATGCAGATGTAGCCTTAGTTACTTTTAGTCCCGTGGGCGGCACAATATCATCTCCGACTTTTGACACTGCCGAAGCGTATGGTTCCCAAGCAGGTTATACTATCACAGCTTCTTCAAGCGTAGTTTGGACTTATACTGGAGGAGATGGATTTAGTGGATACGCCAGTGTTGCAAGTGGAGGAAGTGCTTCATCAATTGAACTTGTAGCAGCTTATACAGGTGGTTTCAATGAACAAACGTTTAACGTATCAGCATCAAATGGTGCAGAAACTAAATATTGGGTGATAACTGTAACATCTTATAGTTTTGAATAAACATAGCGGAAGAATTAAATGGCACTGAAAGCAAATATCATTATCGATCAAGGCACTTCATTTGCTACGTCTATTGATGTGACTGATGAAAATGGTAACATCGTAAATCTTACAGGATTTACAGGTGCCGCTCAGATGCGTAAGCATTATACTTCGACCGCTCAAACCGCATTTACAGTTTCGATTACTGCTGTGACTGGCGTCGTCGCTCTTTCGATGTCGGCAAATACCACAAATGGCCTTACAGCCGGAAGATACGTATATGACTGTGAGTTGACTGATGGCAGCGGAACAGTTTCTCGTCTTGTTGAAGGTATCGTCACAGTTACACCAGGAGTTACAAGATAATGGCAGGTGCATCTCGTTTAGTCGCTACAATTACAAATAACAACGGCAGATTATCATCTGCTGGTCCTATTACTCTGAAAAATCAAATTCAAGAAATACGAAGTATTGAAAACATACTCGACGTCAGCGTCGTTGAAGCCGCCAATGGCGCTACATTAATCTACAATTCTCAAAATGATAAATATGAGGTGAGACAACTGTCATTCGCGGATCTAGCAGTAGATCTCGACGGCGGATCATTTTAACCTAAAAGGAATAGCCAAATGGCAGACAATTTAATTCAAATTAAAAGGTCGTTAACGACAGCTGATGCGCCAACATTAGCTAACGGTGAATTAGCGTTTACAGCAAATGGCGATCACTTATTTATTGGTTCGAATGGTGCTTCGATCACCATTGCCGGTAAATTTAATCCTGGTATACTGACCGCCAACCAAGCACTCGTTGCGAATGGTACCTCTGGTATCGACAAGATTATTGTTGCTAACGCTGTTGTGACAACAGTTACAGCCAATGGTTCGACGGGTACCAACGGACAAGTACTGAGTTCAAATGGAACAGCCGCTTATTGGGAAACTCCTACTTCTGGCGTATCTGGTTCAAATACACAAGTTCAATTTAATAATTCTGGCGCATTAGCCGGAGACGCAGACTTTACGTTTGATAATACCAATAATAAACTGTCTGTTGCCGGCGGCGTTCTTGCTGGCTCTGGCGGTAACTTCGTCGTTGGTTCTAATTCTTTTGTTGCGAATGCCACCGGTGTATTCTCTACAGGCACCGTGAACGCAGCGATTGTGAGTGTTGGTACGGCGTTCGTAGCAAATGCCACACAGATCAATATTGGAACTAACGTTGCTCTTAATGCAAATGGCACAAATGGTACTGCAGGACAAGTTCTTGCATCGAACGGAACAGCTGTATACTGGGTAACACCTCAAGATGGTGATATTACATCAGTCGTAGCCGGTTCTGGTCTTACTGGTGGCGGTACATCTGGCGAGGTAACTCTTGATGTTGGTGCTGGTAACGGTATCAGCGTCTCTGCAGACGCGATTGCTGTAGTTGCAAATAGCGGTCTTGCTTCAAATACCTCAGGCGTACACGTTATTGCAAATAACGGTCTATCTGCAAACGCAACAGGCGTTTTTGTTGTTGCCGGAGCTGGTATTGCTTCGAACGCAACAGGTGTGCATGTCGTATCTGGTAACGGTACGATTGTTTCGAATACCTCGGGCGTTTATGTCAATGCTGCTGCACTTTCAATTGCCACATCGCAACTTTCAGGCGACGTTGCTCTTGGTTCGGGTACATCAGGCGACTATGTTGCTACTATCACAGCTGGTAACGGTATTTCTGGATCCTCATCTGGTGAAGGTGGTGCAGCCACGATTGCTGTTGTAGCAAACAACGGTATTGTATCGAATACTTCAGGCGTCTTTGCCAAAGCTGCTAACGGTATTTCTGTTGATGGCGCTGGTATCAACGTTGTTGGCGGTGATGGTCTTACAGCTAACGCGACTGGAGTTCATGTTGGTGCTGCTAACGGTATTAATGTCACTGCAGATGCAGTTGGCCTTACCACTGGTTCAACACTCACGGTCAACTCTGCTGGACTCCATGTTAATACTGCACTCTCGATTACAGATCTTTCTCTTTCCGGAAATCTGACTGTTCTCGGTACGCTTTCGACAATCGATACTACCAACCTGACAGTCCAAGATTCGCTGATCGAGCTTGCAAACGGAAACGCAACAACCGACATTCTTGATATCGGTCTTTATGGTCAATACGGTGCCACTGGAGCTAAATATACCGGTCTTTTCCGTGATGCTACAGATGGCGTTTATAAGCTCTTTGCTGGTTCTCAAACAGAACCTACAACAACTGTAGACACTGCAGCAGCCGGTTATACTACTGCTACATTACAAGCATTCCTAAACTCTGGTGGTTTGGTTTCGAACGCGACTAACGTTACTCTTACTGCGAACTCGACACTCGCGGTTGGTATCACAGCGAATACATTGAGTCTTTCGACTGCACTGCCTGGAACAAGCGGTGGTACTGGACTCGCGACTGTTACTGCAGAAGACATTTTAGTTGCTAACTCTTCGAACGGTTTTAGAAAATTAGCTGTTGGCTCTACTGGATTCGTGCTTCAGTCTAACGGTACAGCAGTTGTATACGCAACCCTCGACGGCGGGACATTCTAATTTATGGAAGCTGAATTTGTAAATGAGTACATCAATCGATTACTCGCGAGTGTACATGATCTTACAAGTAAGAACATCATGCTAGAAACAAGACTGGTCATGGCCGATAAAACCATGACCAGTCTTCAAGCAAAAATTGTTGATCTTGAAAAGCTTGGAAATAAAAATAAAAAAGCTGAAGATACTTCTGTATAAATAGAATATTAGGGGTTACATAACCGCTTCGTTGCTCTATATAGAGGTTGAGAATGGCAAATAAATTTCAATTTAAGCGCACGACAATTTCTGGTCGTACAGCTAATACTACTGACGTAGCAAATTCCGGCTTTATTGATAACGGTGAATTTGCAGTCAACCTAACTGACCGTAAAGTCTTCTCTTCAGATGCTGCGAATGCCATCTTTGAAGTTGGTTCAAATCTCTCTTCTCTCGCTGTCACTACGATCGTAGCCAACGGATCTTCTGGATCCAACGGCCAAGTTCTTTCATCGAATGGAACAGGAGTTTATTGGGGCTCAGGCGGTACGGCAAATGCTGCTACCATGAATACCTATACGTTTACTGTCACATCGAATACCACGGTGTTTACAGGATTAGACGACACATCAAACACATTCGTATATACTTTAGGGCTTGAAAGCGTCTTCATTAATGGTTCGCGTCAGATTGCGGCCGTTGACTATAACACGACAAATACCACGGTCTTAACGCTTACATCGAATGCGATTGCTGGTGATATTGTTCAAGTTACAACTTTAAATGGTGCTTCACTTACTCTCGGATCTCAAGGCGCTCAAGGTGCTCAAGGTGCAACCGGTGCACAAGGTGCTCAAGGCACAACGGGTGCTCAAGGCGCTCAAGGTGTTGCTGGCGCTCAAGGTGTTCAAGGCGCAACTGGCGCAACTGGTGCTCAAGGCACAACGGGTGATCAAGGTGCTCAAGGTGTTGCTGGCGCTCAAGGTGTTCAAGGCGCAACTGGCGCAACTGGTGCTCAAGGTGTTGCCGGCGCTCAAGGTGTTCAAGGCGCAACTGGCGCAACTGGTGCTCAAGGTGTTGCTGGACCTCAAGGTGTTACTGGTGCTCAAGGCGCTCAAGGTGCTCAAGGTGCCACCGGTGGAGGTGTAACCTCAGTCGCCACGGCTAATGGACTTTCTGGTGGAACGATTACAACTAGTGGTACAATTGGAGTAACTGCTGGGCCAACACTTACGGTCAATACGACTGGTATTCATGTGAATTCCACATTATCAATCGCCGATCTTACACTCTCGGGTAACCTGACAGTTTCCGGTACAAGAACTTACGTGAACACCACAACACTCGACGTTGGTGATAATATTGTTACGCTGAATGCAGATCTTGGAGCTAATCCTCCTACTGAGAATGCTGGCTTCGAGATCATGCGCGGGACGTCTGCCAACGTTCAGTTCGTCTGGGATGAAACAAATGATCGCTGGTCTACAAACAGTCAACCACTTGCTGTTTCGTCTCTTGTAGCCGCAGGTGCTGCATCTGGAATTACCACCCTTGCTGCCGGTAATACTACGATCACTGGTTTTGCCAACGTAACCTCGACGCTACAAGTAGCTGGTATTACTACTCTTAATGCCAACGTTGCAATGGCAAATAATGTGTTAAGTAATCCTAAGCTTGCTTCATACAAAGAAGCAGTTGTTGCCAATACTATAACAACAACTACTCACACTGTAGATTTATCACTATCCAACGTATTCGATTTGACATTGGCCAACGCGTCTATTACAATTACATTTTCAAATCCTCCTGCATCGGGCAATGCATACAGTTTCACACTTCATTGTAAACAAGACGCCACGGGATCGAGAATAATCACGTGGCCGGCTTCTGTTAAATATCCGAATGCTTCGACACCGACGATGTCAACTGGTGCAAATAAAATCGATGTCTTCAGTTTCTTTACCCTCGACGGAGGTACAACATATCTCGGTGCCTTATCTCTTGCAAATACAGGTTAATAAGAAGGTTATACGATGCCATTAAATGTATTTAGAGCTTCAGGTAAGGCTGCTCCAGCCACACAAGTATTCAATGCCCCCGCAACATTCGTCGTTCCTGCAGGCGTATATTCTATAGATATATCTGGTCGTGGCGGCAATGGAAACGCTGGTAATGCAGGCAATCCTGGTACTGCTGGCAATGCTGGTAATCCTGGAAATAATGGGGCCGCAGGAACTGGTGGTGCTGGTGGTACAGCTGGGACATCTGGCAATCCTGGCGCATCAGGAAATGCTGGCACAAACGGGGCCGGCGGAGCTGGCGGTGCTGGTGGTACAGCTGGAACATCTGGAAATCCCGGCGCATCAGGAAATGCTGGCACAAACGGTGCTGGCGGCCCAGGAGGAGCCGGAGGTGCTGCAGGGAATGCTGGGAATCCAGGTGCCACTGGCAATGCAGGTACGAATGGTGCTGGCGGAGCTGGCGGTGCTGGTGGTACTGCTGGAAATGCTGGAGCGACAGGAAACTCCGGCAATCCCGGTACTAATGGTGCCGGTGGTGCAGGCGGTGCTGCTGGTAATGCTGGGAATCCAGGTGCCACTGGCAATGCTGGTAACCCAGGAACAAATGGCGCCGGCGGTGCTGGCGGTGCTGCTGGTAATGCTGGGAATCCAGGTGCCACAGGAAACTCTGGTAATCCTGGTACCAATGGTGCCGGCGGTGCTGGCGGTGCAAGAGGAAATGCTGGGAATCCAGGTGCCACAGGAAACTCTGGAAATCCAGGAAATAATGGTGCCGGCGGTGCTGGTGGCACTGGCGGTAGCGCAGGTACGGGAGGAGGCGGCGGACAAGGTTCAGCCCGACCTTGCGGTGGCGGAGCCGGTAGCGGTGGTAGTCCGGGCGGTGGCTGCGGTTGTTTTGGCACCCCATTTGCGCCTTGTTCTGCCCCCGGCGGCGCCGGAGGCTCTCCTGGCGGAGGAAATGGTGGCTTTGGTGGAAGCGCAAATCTTGGGGGGTGCGTTTGCGGCGGCGGCGGTGGCGGCGGCGGAGGCGGCGGTAGCGGAGTGACTGGTAATTCAGGGAGTGCAGGTGGTGCGGGTGCCAATGGAAGTGCTGGAAATACTGGAGCCGCAGGATCAGGGGCAACTGCTGGAGCAGCAGGAAGTCCCGGTGGAGCTGGGGCCAATGGAAATGCTGGAAATACTGGAGCAGCAGGAACTGGAGCAAACGCTGGAGCAGCAGGAAGTCCTGGTGGAGCTGGTGCCAATGGTAATGCCGGCACAACAGGGGCGGCTGGAACTGGAGCAAACGCCGGAGCAGCAGGAAGTCCTGGCGGTGCCGGTGCTAATGGTAATGCCGGCACAACAGGGGCCGCAGGTACAGGGGCAACTGCTGGAGCAGCAGGAAATCCAGGTAATGCAGGCGCAGCAGGAAATACTGGAGCAAATGGTAATGCAGGAACAGGGGCAACCGCTGGATCTACTGGCAATCCAGGTAATGCCGGCGCAGCAGGAAATCCAGGTGCAAATGGTAATGCCGGCACTGGAGCTAATCCAGGGGCAGCAGGGAGCCCTGGAAATGCCGGAGCAGCAGGAAATACTGGAGCAAATGGTAATGCTGGCACTGGAGCTAATCCAGGAGCAGCAGGAAATCCAGGCGGTGCCGGAGCTGCTGGTAATGCTGGGACTGGCGCAGCAAACGGAAATCCGGGATCAAGTGGAAACCCAGGCAACGTTTCAACGTTTGGTTCCTTAGCTAATTTTCCAGGTGGAACCGGTGGTACTGGTGGGGCTGGAGGAAATGCTACAAACGGAGCAGCTGGCTCGGCCGGAACTTCTGGAAATCCAGGTGGATCAGGCAATCCCGGAAATAATGGGGCTGCAGGAACTGGCGGTGCTGGTGGTACAGCTGGGACATCTGGTGGTATTGGAGGAACAGGCAATCCCGGTAACAATGGAGCTGCTGGTACAGGCGGCGCCGGAGGATCGGCCGGTACTTCCGGAGGTATTGGAGGAACAGGCAATCCCGGTAATAATGGAGCTGCAGGAACTGGTGGTGCTGGTGGTACAGCTGGGACATCTGGTGGTATTGGAGGAACAGGCAATCCTGGCACCAATGGGGCTGGTGGTGCAGGAGGAGCTGGTGGTAATGCTGGTAATCCAGGAGCCACTGGTAATGCCGGCAATCCAGGAAATAACGGTGCTGGTGGTGCAGGCGGTGCTGCTGGTAATGCTGGTAATCCAGGAGCCACTGGCAATGCTGGTAATCCAGGAAATAACGGTGCTGGTGGTGCAGGCGGTGCAAGAGGAAATGCTGGGAATCCAGGAGCCACTGGCAATGCTGGTAACCCAGGAACAAATGGCGCCGGTGGTGCAGGAGGAGCTGGTGGTACGGCGGGTAACTCCGGATCTCCTGGCAACGCTGGTGTAGGCGGAGGCGGCGGAGGCGGCGGAGGCGGAGGCGGAGCATCGGGTTGGACTTTAAAGCAAGGTGGTAGCGGCGCCGGCAATGCTGGTACCGCGGGTAATTCAGGCAACATAAGTGGTGCTACTAACGGCAACGGCGGCGCAGGCGGCAATGGAGGACTTCTTTCGGGCGCTGCCGGTGGTTCAGGTAATGCAGGAACACCAGGCAGCGCAGGAAATACAGGAGCCGCAGGAACTGGAGCAAACGCTGGAGCAGCAGGAAGTCCTGGTAATGCAGGCGCCAATGGAAGTGCTGGAAATACTGGGGCCGCAGGAACTGGAGCAAACGCTGGAGCAGCAGGAAGTCCTGGTAATGCCGGCGCTGCAGGAAGCGCTGGTACAACAGGAGCGGCAGGAACTGGAGCAAATCCAGGAGCAGCAGGAAGTCCAGGCGGTGCAGGAGCCAACGGAAATGCTGGTACAACAGGAGCGGCAGGAACTGGAGCAAATCCAGGAGCAGCAGGAAGTCCTGGTAATGCCGGCGCTGCAGGAAATGCCGGAGCGACTGGCAATGCAGGAACTGGAGCTACAAATGGTGCAGCTGGAAATCCAGGAGGTGCAGGAGCAGCAGGAAATGCTGGAGCGACTGGCAATGCAGGAACTGGAGCTACAAATGGTGCGGCTGGAAACCCAGGCGGTGCCGGAGCTGCTGGTAATGCTGGCACAACAGGAGCAGCTGGAACTGGAGCTACAAATGGTGCGGCTGGAAATCCAGGAGGCGCAGGAGCAGCAGGAAATACTGGCACAGCAGGTAGTGCTGGAACTGGAGCGACCGCCGGAACAGCCGGCACATCAAATCCTGGAGCATCAGGAAACGCTGGTAATATTGGTACTACGACAAATTCAGTATCAGTAAAAGTATACCCATATCAAATAGTTTCTATAAATATTGGAACAGGCAGCGCTAATGGTACGATGAGTGTAACATTTTAGCACAAATAACAAAAAGGAAACAATACATGCTAGTAGGAATTAAAGACGTTTATCTTTATACTGGTTTGACTACGACAGGTGGCAACGACTCTGCTGCAGCCTATCAGTGGCTACAGGATAATAACATTGAGTTTACTCATTTATCATACAACGATAGTAGTCAATACGAATCTGTATTCAATGCTCTAAATACATGGGATATTGGAGAATTTACTGATTTTCCATTTGTCATCTACGATGAAAAACATGACGATTTTACCGCAGTCAAACAAGCATTGATTGGCTTAGATGCCATCACAGAGAGCAACTTAGTCGAACTAGCAGCCCTGTAATTTACATATATATAATAGAGTCATTCATTTGGAACATGTTAACATACAAAGAATGGCATTGGTAATGCGTTGCTATGACAAACTTCCACCACATCTCAGAATATGGATCTCAAGCTTACATTTTAGTTTGCATGATGATCATATTCTGAGAGGTGCGAGCGACGTCGAGCAATGTAAAAAATTTATTGAATCTGGTGGAATACACTATGAAAAACCTGGAAATGGACAAAATTGATGTTTTCGTTTTTTGAAAAGAATGAGCCTAAACTAGAATTTCTTTGCTATGATGATGATTTAGGAAATATACCAGAACCTTATCCTGCCCGCAAACTGATACCAGAATGGTATAAAGCTTTGCCAATGAAGAAGGATGTAGGCTTTGATCAATCTACTCTCAAAAGATGCCCACCTTTTCTTGATGCGATGATCACGGGTTGGATTATTCCACTCGTTGCTGATGTTGAAATCACTTCGAATGAAGATTGTTCGTTCATTGAATACAACAGCAAATATCCGAGAGCAATGATCGAGAATCATTTACAGTGGCAAGTAACATCTGACAAATGCCCCGCTCCACATTTACCAAAACCTCCAATTAAATTCATGAACTGGTGGGCAATCAACTGCCCGAAAGGATACTCACTGTTGTTTGTTCCACCATTAAATAGACCTGATCCAAGATTTACTTGTTTTTCGGGTATGGTAGACTGCGATGGTTATTTTGAGTTTATTAACTTTCCATTTGTTTGGAACGAACCCAATTTTAAAGGTATTCTACCTGCTGGTACACCGTTAATGCAGGTTATTCCAATTAAAAGAGATACTTTGTTTTCGAAAAATGTATGTAGAGCATTCAATGAAACTGAACTGAAAGCACTCAAAGGTACACGTAGAAAGCTTCAAAGTCATGAATCCCATTATCGAGATAATATTTGGGAGCGTAAATAATGGCAGTATATCAAATAGCTCCTTCTCCATCGTTAGGTATACCAGAAATTTCTTTTGCATCATGGCGTGATGGTTTTACTGAAGAAGAGATCGATAAAATAGTTAGTATTGGTGATAGTCTCACGATCAAATCTGCTAGTGTTGGACCTGATAGTAAAGTTGAAGAAGCAGTTAGATCATCTAAAATAGGTTGGATAAATCTTACGCCCGAGACTAATTTTATATATGATAGAATTGCTTTCATAGCAAGACAACTGAACGGTGAATTCTTCAATCTAGATATATGGGGATTTGTAGAGGACTTTCAGTATACTATATACGATGGAAAAGACGATCATTATACGTGGCATCTTGACAGAGGTGGAAATGCAACGAATGCGCCTCGCAAATTATCTCTTGTAATACAATTATCTGATCCTTCTGAATACGAGGGGGGAGATCTTGAGATATTTGATGCACCCGTGCCGACTCAAGTCACAAAACAAAAAGGTTTAGTAGTTGCATTCCCGTCCTTTATTTTACACAGAGTAACTCCTGTGACAAAAGGCATTCGTAAAACTCTAGTAGTATGGTTAGCTGGTCCTCAATTTAAGTGAGATAATATGACAAGAGAATGTGGAAGTTGCACGAAGTGCTGCGGTTGGTTAACTGGAGAAGCTCTTGGCCATCAATTTTGGCCAGGAAGGAAATGTCATTTTGTAACTACAAAAGGATGTTCGATACATGAACAACGACCTGAGAATCCGTGCAAATCGTTTAGCTGTGTATGGTTAGGAAATGAAAAGTTTCCACTCGGTCTTGATACTATTCCGATGTGGATGAAACCAGACGAATCAAACGTAATTATGGTTTGGAGACAACACGAAAATCCTGATCTTAGCTTTTTACAACTGCTTGAAGCAGGCGCTCCGCTAACAGCCGAAATACTTAGTTGGGCTATTCAGTATGGTTTGAACAACGGTTTAAATATATTTTATCAAGTCAACAGTGGTTGGAATAAGATTGGAAACCGACTGTTTTTAGATACAGTGATAGAGGCTGATCTTTCCCAATATACATAACATAAGGATTTTATTATGACAGACATACTTGATCAGTGGCAGTATTTTAGCTCACCTATCTATAGTATTATGAAGCCAGAACTTCTTGATTTCTCAAGAGCAGCATCAAATGCGGCGTTAAGGGCCGCGCGCAAAATAACAAAAATAAACGATGTATATCCAGTCGTGCAAGCAGATGTGTCTAACGAAGAAGATCTTCTTCCACTGATACAGTACACATTAAACACAGCATGGAATCTTTTGAGCGATCAAGGATACAACATGAATGGACTTTCGACTTATCTTACCGAATGTTGGAGTCAAGAACACCATAAGTATTCATCAATGGAGTATCATAATCACAGCGACTGTCAGTTAGTTGCTTTTTATTTTTTAGAGTGCCCGAAAGATCCTCCGCGAATGGTGATTCATGATCCGCGACCAATGAAACTTATGTTACCACTATACGAACATAATTCTTCTAACATTACCACAGCAACATCGTCTATTAATTTTACGCCAGTTCCTGGTCAACTAATGTTTGCAAATTCCTGGCTACCGCATAGCTTTACTCGTAACACATCAACCAAACCTTTCAAATTTATTCACATGAACATTGGTACACGTCCGTACATTGAACCTATAGTATATGATGCAACAGCAGAAATAATCTAATATGTCTGAGTTTATGATAAGATTCAATCAATCAAGAGGACAACCTAATCGCGGGACAGAAGATCATGTCTGGCGCGTTTTCGAAGATGGTAAAGAATATCTATGTAAAAATGTTATCATTAATGTTCCAAGCCGTGGGGCAAAGACAGGTCAAGATTGGAATATCTGTTGCGAAGGTACTATGAGCATATGTAAAGACACCTCTACAATTACTATTAACTAAATTATTATCGGTGAAATTATGAACTTAGAATTTTCAGAAATAAAACTTTATAACCCAGGAGTTCTTAAAACAAGAATTCCAGTTTCTATTTTTGCTGAGTTGACTTGTGACTTGCAAAAGCAAGTTGATAATAATCCGGAAAAATACAATACTAATTTAGCTGGGCAATTAGAAACAGAATTTCAGTATGTTATTAACGGGCAGTTTAGAGAATGCATAGAGCAAACGTTTCTTGAATATAGAAGAAAATTTAATTTTTATGAAAATCATAATTATGTCATTGATAATGATGCTTGGGTAAATTTTCAGAAGAAACACGAATATAATCCAATACATTTTCACCACAAAGCTATTTCATGGGTGATATGGATTGCAATTCCTTATGATTTAGAAGAGGAATTAAATATGCCAAATGTAAGAGAATCAAACTATAAAGTTGCATCAAAGTTTGAATTCATTTATAACTCATTAGACGGTGGAATTAGTACGACTCAATTAGATATTGATAAGACATGGGAAGGTTCTCTTATTATGTTTCCAAATTATCTTAAGCATCAGGTATATCCGTTTCAAACTTCAGACGAACATCGTATTTCTATTTCTGGTAATATAGACATTAGAAATTAATTGGGCGAAGTGGAGTTAAGACTACAATTGTCCCAGAAATTGATGAGTATGCTCTTGCGAGAGCCGCTTTTGATTTCATTGACCCAATGGTAGTATCGACTGCCTTCGAAGTATAAGACCGCACCTTCGGTAGGTTGAAAAGACTCGTGTGTATATTTTAACAATTCTTCTTTTAAAACTTCTGGCGGACTTAGTTCTCTTTCATAGTCTAACCAACTTCTTTC